AGGTCTAAAGTTTATAACACTTACAGATTGGACAAGGTATTTAAGAGATTCTGAAAACGCAGACGATGCTGATACCCAGAACTATGGAGAACCTAAGTATGTTATTCGTAGTCCTGATAATCGTAAGTTTGGATTAAGCCCTATACCTGATAAAGTTTATAACGTACATTTTTATGCCTATAGCGCACCTACTGCACTTTCTGCACACGGAGATACTATAGCAATGCCAGATCAATATGCTTCGGTAATCTTAGCTAAGACTCGTTATTATGTACATCAGTTTAAAGAAAGCTTACAGCAAGCAGCTTTTGCTATGGATGATTATAAAAAAGGTATGAGGTATATGAAATCTAACCTTATTAATCCACAACCTAAAAGTATGACAGATGATAGGACTTATTTCTAATGGCGGCTTCACAGCCTTTTTCAGTAGCGTTACAAGGTGGATTAGATAAATCAAGTAATTCGTTAGAACTTTTACAAGCTCCCGGAAAAGCTACAAAATTAAAAAACTTTGAAGTTTCTACAAGAGGCGGATATAGACGCGTTAACGGTTATTCGCAACTAGGAGACGGAACAAGACCTAATAGCGGTAATGCAATACTAGGCATGCACGTATACGCAGATGGTGTTATAGCTTGTTCAGGAACAAATATTTATTTTAGTCTTGATGGTGATAGCTGGTTACAGATTAACAAAGCCAGTGTTGATGCTGGTGGTGATGACTATACAGCCTTTACAGGGCGTAGTGCTTCTGCTAGAACTTCACAAGGTAAAGCGCATTTTGCAACCTTTGAAGGTAATACAGTCTACGGAGAAGCTATAATTACTGATGAAGGCTCTGGAATAAAACCTTTCTATTTTAAGATGACAGGTACAGGAGCTGCATTAAGTAGCCGAACTTATTTTGCAAAAGAAATTACAGTAAGCGGAACACATTACCCTAAGTATTGTGTAATACACAATAAACATTTAGTCGTTGCGGGTGCAGCTACCGCTTTAAACACTATCTTTTATAGTGGTACAAGTGACATAGATGATTTTACATCAAGCGGTTCAGGTAGTATTGTACTAGACGATCAAGTAGTAGGACTTAAATCTTTTCGTAATGAACTCTTTGTATTTTGTAAAAACTCAATCTATAAATTACAAAATATAAATAACGCAAGTACAATAACTATCGTTCCTGTTACAAAGAACGTAGGTTGTGTAGACGGTAAAACAATACAAGAGTTTGCAGGTGACTTGATATTCTTAGCTCCTGATGGTTTCAGAACCATTGCGGGTACAGCAAGAATTGGTGACGTAGAATTAGGAACTATTAGTAAAGCAATACAGCCTGTTATAAACTCCATATTTGATAGTACTATTACTTTTGAATATAGTAGTGTAGTACTTAGAGATAAATCTCAGTATAGAATGTATTATAGTGGTACTTCATCATCTACTGCTAACTCTAAAGGTATTATAGGTACGTTAACAGCTAGAGGTTTTGAGTGGTCTGAACTACAAGGAATACAAGCTCCAGCCGTAACGTCAGGATTTAACTACGCAGGTAAAGAAAAGACATATCACGGAGACAGAGACGGCTACGTTTATAATCACGATACAGGAAATAGTTTTAATCCTGCTGGAACAGAAACAAGCGTATCCGCAGAATACCAATCACCTGACTATGATTACGGAGACTTTGGAACTTTAAAAACTTTAGACCATATTAAAGTATCTGTGTTCCCAGAAGGTTCGGTAGAACCTACACTTAGAGTACGTTTTGATTACGACAGTACAGATAGATTACAGCCCTCTGACGTAGGTATTATCTCAGCAACACCTTCTATTTTTGGAGATGCTGTTGCTCTTTTTGGAACAAGTACTTTTGGCTCGCCTGAACAACCGTTAGTTAGAGCTACTTTAGTAGGAAGTGGACACAGTAACTTTTTTAAAATTTTTAGTAACGATACAAACGCTCCATACACAATAAACGGATTATATATAAACTATAGACCATCGGGAAGACAATAATAAATAAGAGAGAACTAAACTATGGCTCAAACATATACTAGACAAAGTTCGATAGCTGATGGCGATACCATCACCGCTGCGCTTTTTAACAACGAATATAATCAACTTTTAAATGCCTTTGCTTATAGCTCAAGTAGTGCCTCGTCTACAGGTCATAGACATGATGGTACTGCTGCTCAAGGTGGTAATATACATACAATAGGTGATCTAGACTTTTTAAATAAAATAGTTGCAGATAGTACAAACAATAGATGGGGAGTCTTTGTTGAAGTCTCTAGTGCAGCCGTAGAACAAATTAGAATTTCTGATGGTGTTATATCACCTGTAACAGACAACGATATTGATTTAGGCACAAGCTCTCTAGAATTTAAAGACCTATTTATAGATGGTACTGCACATATTGATACACTTGATGTAGATGTAAACGGTACAGTAGCAGGAACCTTTGGAGTTACTGGAGCTACTACACTATCTAGTACTCTAGCAGTCACAGGAGCTGTTACAGGCTCAAGTACAGTTCAAGGTACAACAATAACAGCAACCACAGCCTTTGTTCCAGATGCTTCTGATGGAGCAGCACTAGGAACAAGCTCATTAGAATTTTCAGATTTATTCCTTGCAGATGGTGCAGTAATAAACTTTGGTGATGACCAAGATGTTTCTCTTACACACGTAGCTGACACTGGCTTATTATTATCCAGCACAGATAGATTACAATTTGGCGATAGTGGTACTTATATTTTCCAAAGCGCTGATGGTGTACTAGACTTAGTATCCGATACAGAAATTGAGCTTAATGCGACAACTATTGATATAAACGGTAACGTAGATGTATCAGGTACATTAACTGTAGCAGGCGCTGTAGACTTTGGAGACGCTGCACTAAGCAACGTAGGTGCTGTACAGTTAGATAGTATAGCAGGTGACGGAGATACTAATACTTCAATAACCTTTAGTGGCTCTGATGTCATTACTATAGCTACAGGTGGATCAGGTAGATTGACAATAGGTGACGGAGCATTATCTCCTGTTACAAATAATCAAATAGATTTAGGTACAAGTTCTTTAGAATTTAAAGATGCGTTTTTTGACGGAACTGTTACAGCAGATGCGTTTGCAGGGCCTTTAACAGGTAATGTTACAGGGAACGCTTCGGGTACAGCTTTGACTGTAACACAAGCAGCACAAACAGCTATTACAAGTGTAGGTACACTAACAGCTTTAACAGTTGATGATGTAGCTATAAATGGCAAAGTCATTACGATGACTGGTGATACTAGTGATACTACAGTAATTACAGCAGGTACAAACGGTACACTAAGTATTGTTACAACTGACGCAGCAGCCGCAGCCGCTAATATTCAAATAACAGCCGATGGTACTGTAGATATTGATTCAGCAGGAGTATTAACTCTAGACTCTGGAGCAGCTATTAATATAGAACCAGCAGCAGGATCAGCAATTCTATTAGATGGTACGATCAGCGTAGACGCAGGTGTAGTCACAGGCGCTACAAGCGTTACATCGACTGCTTTTGTAGGAGATATTACAGGAGACGTAACAGGAGACGTAACAGGTACGTCATCCAAAGCTACCGTTACAGATAGCACAGCAAACACAAATTTCCCTGTAGTCTTCCATAACGAGTCTGATGGACTCTTAGACGACACAGGCGCACTACGATACAATCCAAGCACAGGTCAGCTATTAGTTCCTAATCTTACAGTTGCGGGTACAACTACTACTGTAGACACAGTTACGATGGAGGCTTCAAATGCTATTATCTTTGAAGGCGCTACAGCCGATGCACACGAAACAACTCTTAGTATTGTAGACCCAACAGGAGATAACACACAGTATTTAATCAATCAAGGTGGATATATTCCAGTCTTGGCAGCAGTTACAACAACTGCAATTACTTCAACGCCTGCAGAGCTTAATGTTCTTGATGGTGTAACAGCAGGTACAGTAGCCGCTAGTCTTGGAGTTGTTGTAGACAGTAATAAAGATATAGGTTCGTTTAGAAATATTACTTTAACTGGAGAATTAGACGCAGCCACACTAGATATTTCTGGAGCTATTGATGTAGCGGGAACAGCTAATCTTGATGTCGTAGACATTGATGGAGCTGTGGATATGGCAAGCACTCTTCAAGTTGATGGAGTTATTACAACTTCTGACGGCATGGTAATTACCACTGCTGATAATACAGATACCCTTCAACTAATATCCACAGATGCTGATGCTAATGTTGCACC